TTGGTCCTCGCGCTTCATGGGCCGCGGTGAAGCCGCCGAAGTGCCCATCCAGATCCTGACCGATCTGGAAACCGACGCCGGCGAGCAGATCTTCTACGACCTGCTGGCCGAAATGCGTATGGCTCCGGTCGAGGGCGAGGACAACCTCGAGAACAACGAGGAACGCCAGCGCTTCTACACCGACGCGGTCTACATCGACCAGGCCCGCTGCGGCGTGAACACCGGCGGTCGCATGACCCGCAAGCGCACGCTGCACAACCTGCGCGAGAAGGGGCGGCGTCAGCAGTCGAACTGGTGGGCTCGCGTTCACGACGAACTGACGTTCATGTACATGAGCGGCTCCCGCGGCGTGAACCCGAACTTCCTGTTCCCGACCGGCTACACCGGCCGCGCGAACAACGCCTTCGCCACGCCGGACTCAAACCACGTCGTCTATGGCGGCAACGCCACCGCGTTCGACAACATCGACGCGAACGACAAGTTCGACCTGTTCTCCGTGGGCACCGCAGTGACCCGTGCCGCGGTGCAGGGCGGCGGCCCGACCGGCATCCCGGTCCTGCAGCCGTGCAAGATCGACGGCAACGAGACGTTCGTGTGCGTGATGCACTCGTGGCAGGAGGACGACCTGCGCAAGAGCACCACGACCGGCGACTGGCTCGACATCCAGCGCGCGGCGGCCGGCGCCGAGGGCCGCAACAACGCGATGTTCAAGGGCGGCCTGGGCATGTACCGCGGCGTGATCCTGCACTCGCACCGCAACGTGATCCGGTTCAACAACGCCGGCTCCGTTGCGAACGTCGAGGCCGCGCGTGCGCTGTTCCTGGGCTCGCAGGCGATGGTCGTCGCCTACGGCAGCCCGGGCACGAACATGCGGTTTGACTGGCACGAAGAGACGCGGGACAACGGCGACAAGGTCGTGATCTCGTCCTCGTCGATCTTCGGCTGCAAGAAGGTCCGGTTCACGACCGACGAGGTCGGTGCGCAGGACTTCGGCTGCTTCGCCATCGACACGGCCTGCGCGTCGCGCTGATCGCCACCGACTGAACAAGGAGAACCTATCATGGGTGCTTTCACGGGCTCGAATGCCTACATCACCGGCAACAAGCCGATGCCCACGCCGTCGGGCGGCGAGGTCGTGGCCTGCCGCATGACGCTGCCGATGGCCACCGGCGACCTCAACACCGGCGACATCGGCCCGATCGGCTGGCTGCCGGCCGGCTGCGTGCCGGTCGACGTGCTCGTCGACGGGACCGACATGGACACCGGTGCCGCGGCGCTGGTGCTCAACGTCGGCATCCTCAACGCGGCCGGCGACGACCTCTCGACGGCTGCTGCCGACGGCGGCGGCGCCTGGGGCGCGACGACCGCGGCGAACGCCGCGTTCCAGCAGCGCCTCACGCCCACCGGCATCAACATGGTCAGCGTCCAGGCCACGCAGTCCGACCGCAAGCTGGCGGTCAAGGTGGCCACCGGTGCCACGACGCCGGCCGCCGGCACGCTGGGCCTGACCCTGCTGTATCGCGCCGCCTGACCCCGGCTCGCCGGGTGATGGCACGAGTGGCGGCAGGGCAGTTGCCTCGGTCGCCGTGGCAGTCGCGGGGGGTTGCCCATCAAGGCGCCCCCCGCCTTTCTTGAAGGGTACGAGACATGCGCCTGATGACCACGGTTCTCACGCGACGGGACGGCACGGTGATCCTTCGCGGCCAGAACGGCAAGAGCTACGTGTTCAAGGCCGAGCAGGTCGGCGGCGATCTGGTGTGCGACGTGGACGACGAGGACACCATCGCCTCGGCGCTGCTGACCGGCAGCTTCGAACCCGTGGATGCCGAGGACCAGGCGCAGGCCGCGGACCTGCTGATGTCGCTCGGCGGCAGCGAGGCCGATGCGGACCCCGACGCCCCGGGCGAGGGCAGCGAAGACCTCGACGACGACGAAACCGACCCCGAGGCCCTGCCCGAAGAAGCCAACACGCCGCCCGCGGCCAAGCCCGCGGCCAAGCCGCGCGCCAAGCGCGGCACCTGATCGGAGGCCGACATGAAGGGCCAGGACATCATCGACCGCGTGCGGTTGATCCTCGACGACGAGACTGGCACCGGCTGGTCCGACGAAGAACTCGTCGCGTGGATCAACGATGCCTGCCTGTTCGTCGCGCTGCTGCGGCCGGACTCCAGCGTCGTCAACGCCAACATGACCCTGGCTGCGGGAACCAAGCAGTCGATCGCGGCCTTGACGCCGCCCGGCCTGCGCCTGCTGGACGTGGTCCACAACGTGACCACCGGCCGCGCCATGCGCATGGTCGACCGACGCCGCTTGGATTCGTCGCAGCCGACCTGGCACGGCGCCACGCAGGCCGCGCCGACCGACTTCACCTTCGACAACCGCGACCCGACGACCTTCTACGTCTACCCGCCGTCGCCGGGTTCAGGCCAGTCGCTGAACATCGTCTACTCGCGCGTTCCGGTGAAGATCGTCGTGGGGGATCTCGCGTCCGTGGATCTGTCGCCGCCCGACATCTACCTCGACCCGGTCGTGAACTACGTGCTGTTCCGTGCCAAGGCCAAGGAGGTCGAGCATGCCGCAGACCAGGGCGCTGCCGGCGCGTACCGCCAGCTGGCCGAGGCACTGCTGGGCGTCAAGGGCACGGTGGACAAGGCGCTGTCGCCGGTGCAGAACACGCCGGGCGCCACGCCGACCCCGGCCGGGCTGTAACCCGTGACGGCGCTGGCCGAGTTCCTGCCTCTGGTGGGGCAGCACTGCCCCAACGCGCCGAGCGTGGCCATCGAGTTCTGGGCGCGGCGCGCGGCCATCGACTTCTGCCGGCGCACCCTGGCGCACCAGGCGGCGCTGGCCGCCTTCAACACCGTGATCGGGACCGCCGAGTACACCCTGGACTGCGGCACCGGCCTGCAGGCCGCCAAGCTGCTGTCCTGCCGCGTCGGGGGCCGCGCCATGCGCCTGACCACGCCGGCCGAGCTCGACGCGCTGGCCGACGTCGTCACCAACAACAGCGTGCCCGAGGCGGCCTACCTGTCCGGCACGTCCAAGTTGACGATCTACCCCAAACCCTCGGCGGTGGAGGCCGTCGAGGTCCGGCTGGCCCTGGAGCCGACCGCCGACGCCGCCGCGGTGGCCGACGAACTGTTCGCGCAGTACGCGCACGCCATCGCCTACGGCGCCGCGGCCAAGCTCGCGATGACGCCCGACGGCCGCGACGAGCGCATGGCTTCCGCCATGTCGTCGATGTTCGATGATGAGGTCGGCCGCGCCATCGCCGCGACGTACTTCAACCGCGCCCGCAGCGGGCCGCGCGCCACGCCGACGTGGTGCTGAAGGGCGCAGCATGAGCCTGCTGCGCTTCGACCGATTCGCAGGCGCCAACCTGGCGCTGCATCCGCTGATCGTGCCGCCCGGCGTGGGCGTGGCGTGCTGGAACCAGCGGCCCGGCCGCGGCGACCTGCGGCCGTGGAAGGCGCCCCTGACGGTGGCGACCGTCCCGGGTGGCAGCGCGACGATCTACCGCATGGGCCGCGACGCGGTGAGCGACGCGGCCTACTGGCTGGCCTGGTCGACGAAGGTCGACGTCGCGCGCGGGATGCTGCCTGGCGACGATGCCGAGCGCACGTTCTGGACCGGCAACGGGCAACCCAAGTGGACGGACGCTTCGATCGGGCTTGGCGCGACGCCCTACCCGACGTCGACCGGTGTGCGGCTGCTGGGCGTGCCGGTGCCAGATGCAACGCCGTCGCTGACGCAGACCGTGGCCGGCAGCGGCGACGACGAGAGCCGCGCCTACGTCGTGACCTGGGTCAACGACCGCGAGGAAGAGAGCGCGCCCAGCACGGCCGCGGTCATCACGACCAAGCCCGGGGCGACGATTCGCGTCACGCGCAACGCATCTGTACCGTCGGGAGCGCATGGCCTGACGAAGTGGCGGATCTACCGCACGGTGGCGGGGTCCGGCGCGGACTACCTCTACGTCACCGAGGCGGCCGCTGCGACCGCCTTCGTCGACACCGGCGATGCGTTCAACGCTTTCAACCCGCTGCCGTCGGCCGAGTGGGATTACCCCGACGGCAGCTTGGCGGGCCTGACCTCGCTGTGGAACGGCATGATGGCCGCGTTCAAGGGCAAAGACCTCTACTTCTGCGAGCCGTTCCGCCCGTTCGCGTGGCCGGAGGCCTACCGGGTGCCGCTGGACGACGAGATCGTGGCGCTGGCGCGCTGGCGCACCAGCCTGGTCGTGTTGACGACCGGGCACCCCTACCTCGTGAGCGGGTCCAGCCCCGAGTCGATGCAGCCGCAGCCGCTCGAGATCGACCAGGCGTGCATTGCCGCCCTCGGCGTCGTGGCCTTCGGTCATGGCGTGGCCTGGCCGTCGCGCGACGGGCTCAACTACATCGGCGACGGCGGCTACCGCATGCTGACGGGTGGCCGCGCGCTGCAAGAGGACTGGCTGGCGCTGAATCCGGGCACACTGATCGCTGGGCGCTACGAGGGCCTGTACGTCGGCAGCTATGACCCGGGAGGCGGTCGCAAGAGCTTCATCATCGACCCGTCGATCGGGCCGGGCGACCCGGTCGGGCTGTACTTCTGCGACAGCGGGTTCACCGCCGCGCACTACGACCAGCTGGCCGACTCGCTCTACGTGCTCAACGGCGCGAACGTGCAGAAGTGGAACGCCGGCTCGACGCTGACCGCGACCTTCGACTCGCGCACGGAGCGTCTGGTGCGGCCGGAGTCGATGGCTTGGGGGCAGGTCATCGCCAGCAGCTACCCGGTCACGCTATCGGTGTGGTCGGACGGGCAGGCGGTGCTGTCGAGCGTGTCGGTTGCCAGCGGCAAGGCGTTTCGGCTGCCGCGTGGCAAGCGCGGCGCCGAGTGGAAGATCCGCGTGGCGACGGCCGGCGCGGTGCAGGGCGTGACCCTGGCCGGCTCGCTGCAGGATCTCAGGCAGGTGCCGTGAGGCCGGCATGGCGACGACCAAGCCTGTCCCCGACGTCGGCGACGTAGTCGTCAGCGACACGGCGCAGCTGCAGCGCTTCCTGGAGCGCGTGCGCGAGGTCATCCAGACCCGCGAGGGTCGTCGCGGCACGCCGCTGCAGAAGGGCGTCACGTTCGCCGACCTGGCCGACCTGGGGCTCATCGCGCTGCTGTCGTCCGGCCGCTACGCTGGCGTGGTCGACGCCATTCCGGGCCCGCCCGGGCCGCCTGGCGTTCCCGGGCCGCCTGGCGACACCTACGTCCCCGACCTGACGCCGCCGCCGCCCGCCGTGTTCGTGGGTGTGACGCCGGGGTTCTCCTATCTGTTCGTCGAGTGGGAGCAGCCGATCTACTCGGAGGGCAACGGCCACGCCTACACCGAGGTCTGGGCGGCGCAGTACGGCGGCACCGGCCCGCTGCCGACGTTCTCCGACGCAATGCTGGTGTCCAAGGAGATCGCGCCGATCTTCGCGTACCAGGCAGGCCTGGGCGTGCAAGTCCACTTCTGGCTCATCAACCGCACGAACGACGACGTGCCGCAGGTGTCGCCCTCCGGCGGGGTGAACGGCCAGTACGCGACGACGCTGGGCCTCGATGTGGGCTACCTGCTGGACGTGCTGACCGGCCAGATCACGGCGAGCCAGCTGTTCATGGACCTGGGGACGCCGATCGGCCAGATCGGCGAGAACGACGACAGCGCCGCGATGGGCGCCCTGCGTGCCGCCTTGCTGGTGCACGAGGAAAACGTAGCGCGCGGCGCCGCGATCACGCGCGTCCAGACCGAATTGACTGAGGTCGACGTGCGGTTGGCGCAGGACGTGCTGGCGCTGACGGCCGTCGTGTCCGAACCTGGAACCGGCCTGCTGGCCCGGGCCGACGCCGTCGAGCAGTTGACGACCTCGATCGACGAAGACCTGACGGTTGTCGCGCAGCGGTCCCTGGACCTCCAGGCGGCCATCGACAACCCGACCGTCGACAACAACCCCACCTACGCGGCGCTGCAGGTTGCCGAGAGCGCGACCGCATCGCTCGACGGGTCGGTGCAGGCGCTCTACACCGTGCGCGCGGAAGTCGGCGCGGGCGGCAGCACTCTGGTCGGCGGGTTCGGCCTGTCGGCGACCGCCACCGCAGCCGGCGGCCCGAAAATCGACTTCGGCGTGAGGGCCGACACCTTCTACGTCGCGGCGCCCAGCGGTGGCGGCACGACCGAGACGCTGATCCCGTTCATCGTCAAGACGGGCACCTGGGATGACAGCGGCGTCACCAGGCCGGCCGGCGTCTACATCCGCGGCGCGTTCATCGAGAACCTGGTCGCCGTCTACGCCACGATTCAGAGCCTGGTCGCCGACGACATCACGGCCGCCGACATCACCGCGGCGCAGATCCTGGCCGGCTCGCTGCGCGTTGGAAGCTACATCCAGAGCACGAACTACGTGTCGGGATCGTCAGGCTGGCGCATCAGCGCCAACGGCACGGCCGAGTTCGGCGCGGCTTCGATCCGGGGCCAGCTGACCGCCGCCCAGATCAATGCGCGCGGGTTGTCGATCTTCGCGCTGGACGACTCGCCGGTCCTGACGGCCGGCGCGTCGGTCGCGGCGTCGACGTTCCTGGGAAACGTCACCGGGCAGGTGGGCGGCATGGTGGCGGCCACCCTGGTCACGAAAGCCACCAACGCGGAAGCCGACGCCACCCAGGCCCTGCTCGACGCCGCGGCCGCCCAGGACGAACTCGACGAGATCGCGGCCGACGACAGGCTCACGCCGGCCGAGAAGGAGCAACTGTTCACCATCTGGCGCAGCGTGCTGCAGGGGCACTCAGACCTGCTCGCCAAGGCCGATGCCGCTGGCGTGGACCGCACGACATACGCGACCTACTACGGCACGCTCAACACCTACCTGACTGGTGCCAGCGGCTTGCTGGTAAACCGCTCGGTGACCAGCACCATCGTCCGCTCGACGTTCGACACGAACTGGGACAACCTGTGGGCGAGCCGGAACAGCCTGCTCAACCGCATTGCGAAGAACGCCAAGGATCGCGCGGACGCCGCCCAGGTGGACGCTACGCAGGCCATCGCGGACGCGCTGGCGGCCCAGGACGACGCTACGCTGGCTCTGACTGCCCGGCTCGCCAAGTCGGGCGCCGACACTCTGACCGGCCCGATCAACCTGAACGCGGCCACGGCCATCCTCGTCGGCACGGTCAACGATGGGCTGTACCTGGGCAACACCGGCCTCGTCGGGCGCAAGGCGTCGCAGACCACGTTCTCGATCACGACGACCGGCGACGTCACGGTCAAGGGCGACATCACCGGCTCGACAGGTCAGTTCGTCGGCTCGGTCAGCGTCAACGGCGCGACTTACGCCAACACCGTCAGCGGCTTCTGGACGGGCATCGACGGCGGGCTTGCCAAGCTGCGCGTCGGCGATGCGAGCCAGTACCTGAAGTGGACCGGCACGAACCTGGAGATCAAGCTCAACAAGGTCACGCCGGCGGCCGGCAACTTCGCCAACGACTCCTTCACCAAGAGCCCGACCATCGTCCGATCCCTAGGCTCGATCACCGTCACGGCCACGGGCGGCACCGCCCCCTACACCTACTCATGGACATGGGACTGGGCCAACACGACCGAGCCCGCATCCGGCGACGACGGCGGCTTCTGCTCGTTCAGCGGCGCCGACGGCAACATCGCCAGCGCTTCAGCCAGGAGCAACAAGGACTGCATCATTCGCGTGCGCGCGACCTGCACCGTGATCGATTCCAACGGGCTGTCCGCGACCATTTCCCGCGTCGGGTTTGGCACCTTCGGGAGTCCGCCGTGAGTTTCACGCACGCTGTTGTCGCTCCCGATGGCGCCGTGGACAGGATCACGGCAGCCCCGGATGCCACGGTCGTTCCGCAGGGGCACACCGTCGTCGCGCTGGCAGAGCCGTTGTCGGGGTGGCCTGCAGGCCCTGCAGAGGGCGCGCTTCAGTGCAGCCCCGATGGCACCCTGTCGTGGGTAGACGTCCGCACGCTGGCCCAGGCCCAGGCCCAGGCGTGGGAGCGCATCAAGCTCGCGCGCGCGGCGCACATCGACGCCGGCATCGTCACGCCCTACGGCGCCTTCCAGACCGCGCCGCCGGAGCGCCAGAACATCGCCGAGGGCGTGCTGCTGGCGCGCACGCTGACCGACCTGGGCCAGCCGGTGTCGATCGCCTGGACCCTGGCCGACAACACCGTCGTCACGCTCGACGCGACCGCGATGGTCAACGTCGGCCTGTTGCTGGGCTCGCTCGTGCAGCAGGCGCACGCCACCGCCCGCACGCTTCGCGCTGCGGTCGACGCGGCAACGACAATCGAGGAAGCAGACGCGGTCCAGTGGCCGCAGGAGTAAGCCATGAGCTGGTACACCACCGGAACCGTGACCGTCACCAACGGCAGCCCGACCGTCACCGGCAGCGGAACGTCCTGGGCCGCCAACGTGCGCCAGGGCTGGGTGTTTCAGGGGCCTGACGGACGCGCCTATCAGGTGCTGGCGGTGAACAGCAACACCAGCATCACGCTCGCACGCAACTACGCCGGCTCGACGCTGGCGGGCCAGCAGTACGACCTGTTCCCCACGCAGGGCGAGATTCGTGACCTCGCCGCCCAGGCCGCGGCGCTGGTAGCCGCCGTGGGTGCAATGGTCAACGGCGCCGGCGCCGGCAAGTTCTCGGCCGGCGCCGCGGCCACGCCGGGCGTCGCCAACGCAGCGGACGTGGACACCGGCTGGTTCTGGCCGGCGCCCAACACCTTGGCGGCCTCGACCGCCGGCACCGAGGCGCTGCGCGTCGACGCGGGAAACCGACTGCTGATCGGCGGCACGGCGAACTTCTCCCCGGCATCCGGCGTCAGCCCGGGGCTCCAGGTCCAGGGCGCCGGCTTCTCGGCTGCCACGGCGTCAGTGCAGGCATTCAGCGCCGACATCAACGGCTCCAACCTCTACTTCTCCAAGTCGCGCAGCGGGACGGTGGGCACGCATGCCGTGGTGCAGTCGGGGGACACGCTCGGCACGGTTCGCTTCGGCGGCAGCGATGGGACCAACGTCATCCCGGGCGCGCAAATCACCGCGACGGTGGACGGCACCCCCGGCACGAACGACATGCCTGGGCGCCTGTCGTTCCTGACCACCGCCGACGGCGCCAGCAGCGCCAGCGAGCGCATGCGGATCGACAGCGCCGGCAAGGTCACGGCGTACAACGCGGCCAGTGTTCTGGGGAACACCACCTTCGGTAACAGCAGCGACTCGCCGGTGCGCGTCGGCATCAGCCGCCTGGGTGGCGCCGTCGAAACGCCGACCGGCGGCTACAACGGCGGCACCGCTCTGGCCCTGGCCGTCGGCGGCGGCGTGGCGTCCAGCGGCTGCGCCCTGTCGATTTGCGCAAACCCGCAGGGCGCGTCGGCGGTCTACCTGTGCGACACCGACGATGCGATCGAGGCCGGGATCACCTACGACCACGCCACCGACCAACTGTCGATCCGCGGCCAGAACAACAACGCCCGCATCCTGATCGACAGCGTCGGCAACGTCATCACCGACCTGCAGACCACAGTGCCGACCCTGGACGAGAACAGCACGATGGTCTTCACGCGCGTCAACAACACGACCCTTCGGATCAGCATGCGCGGTGGCGACGGCGTGACGCGGGCGGTGAACCTGACGCTTGCGTGATGGAAGCCGCCAGCCGCCCAGCATGGGCCGACCGGCTGACGTGTGACGTCATGCGCGTGTGGGAGTTCGTCTCGGCGCAGACCGGCATCCCGCTGTCGCACACCGCCAAAGGGATCGGCCAGCTGGACGCACCAGGCGGCACGCTGCAGGCCGGCGTGATCTACGAGAACATGAACGGCGTCAACGCGTGGATGCACACCGCCATCGCCCCCAACACGCGGCTCACGCGTGAGTTCGTGCGCTACTGCTTCACCTACCCGTTCGACGAGCTCGGCCTGCAGCGGCTGACCGGGTGGGTCGAGGCAAGCAACATGGCTGCGCGCCGGCTGGACGAGCATCTGGGCTTCAAGCACGAGGCCACGCTCGCGGGTGCGGCCAGCGACGGCGGCGACGTGCTCATCTACGTCATGCGGCGCGAGGACTGCTGGCCCCTGCGCTGGCGGGCGCCGGCAAGCATGGCAGCCTAGGGGCAAGGAGCGATCGAGCATGGGCAAGAAGTCAAGCAAAGTCCCGGCGCCGGACCCTCGCCTCGTCGAGGCTCAAATCCGGTCGATGGGCTATCAGGACCAGGCCATCCAGCAGGTCATGGACCTCATGGAACAGCAGCAGGCGGACAACGCGCCGCTGCGCGACATCCAGCGCGACTCCATGCAGTTCTCGCTCGACGCGAACAAGACCGCGTTCGGCCAGAGCCAGTCCGACCGCTCCTGGATGCTGAACCGCCGCGGTTCGCTGACGGGCCTGCAGGACAGGATGATCGGCGAGGCCGGCGCGTTCGATGTCGGCGCCGAGCAGACGCGCCGCGCGTCGGCCGCGCAGG